CCGAGCCCGGCAAGGCCTTGGTGAAGCGGGCGACGAGGCGGTCGATCAGTGTGTCGGCGTCGGCGGCCGGGTTTTCGTGATCGGCGAACTCGATCCGCGTTTCGAAGGCGGCGGAGAACAGGCAGGTCTCGTGCTGTTTGCGCGCGTCCAGATCGGCCTTCAGCTGTTTGGCGTAGGCGTCGTCGGTGCGGGCGGAGAACTGCAGGGCCTCGGTTCCCAGGGAGGCCGGGCTGTCGGTCGCGGCCAGGCCCATCAGGTAGGCCTTGCCCGAGCCGGAGAAGTTCGGCTCGACCTCGATCGACGTGAACTTTTTCTGATCGGCGGCGACGTAGCCCTGCAGGGTCTCATTGCCTTCGATCTGCGCGTAGAGGGCGACGCGCTTCTCGGTCTTGCCGCCGATCTCGATGTCGTCTTCCTGAACCTTCAGAGCGATCACGTCGCCAAGTGCCGGGAAGGGGCCCGTCGCAGAGGCGTTGCGGTAGTGTTCGACGTTCAGGCGAGCGGTGTAAGTCTTGGGGTTGTAGGTGGACGCCATGTCGCGCAGCCATTGCGGCTCGATCGTGCGGCCGTCCGAGGCCGTCAGGCCGGCGACGGCGACGCGGGTGAACTTGGTGGTGCGCTTCTTCGACATGGGGCCTCGGGCGATCTGCAGGGCGGCCGGACACGCGCCGGCAGGAAGGCCGCCAGATCGCCGTTGGATCGGGCCAGGCCTCAAGGCAGGGCTTTTGTGCGGTGCGGCCGTGACAAATCCCGACTGAAGGGCGGTCTGAAGCGCGCGGGTAGCGTCCGCGCCCATGAGACTGAAACCGAAGAAGCAGGACGGGCCGGAACCCGGCGGGTCTGACGACCTGGGCGCGCTGCTGGCGTCCTGCGGCGGTTTCGGCTTTCCGGTCGCGGCGATGCTCGATGAGCGGCGGGCCGCGAAGTTCCTCTATTGGTCGATGTGGCGGCTGGTCGACATCGCTAGGCTGCTGGGTCAGCCGGAAGGCACGATCGCCAGCTGGAAGAGCCGCGACAAGTGGGACGAGGCCGACCGCTTAGAACGCATGGCCGGGGTCACCGAGGCCCGATACGTCGCCCTGACCATGAAGGCGGCCAAGACCGGCCTGGACTTCAAGGAAATCGACCTCCTGGCGCGGCAGGCGGAGCGGTTCGCGCGGATCCGCCGCTATCAACAGCCGGACGGCCATGAAGGCGACCTGAACCCCAGGGTCGCCAACCGTAACGCGGGGCCGAAGAAAAAGCCGGAGAAGAACCGGATCACGGCCGACCAGGTCGAGGTGCTGAAGGCCGCGCTGCTGAAGCTGATGTTCGGCTATCAGGAGGTCTGGTGGTCGAAACGCGAACTGCGCAGCCGGGCGATCCTGAAGTCGCGCCAGATCGGCGCGACCTACTACTTCGCTCTCGAGGCGCTGATCGTCGCCCTGGAGACCGGCAAGAACCAGATCTTCCTGTCCGCGTCGAAGAGCCAGGCGCACGTCTTCAGGGGCTATATCCGCGCCTTCGTCATGAAGGAAATCGGCGTCGAGCTGACCGGCGATCCGATCGTGATCGACCGCGGGGAAGACGAGGAGGGCAAGCCGCTGGAGCAGCCCGAGCTCATCTTCCTGGGCACCAATGCGCGCACGGCGCAGGGCTATCACGGCGACTTCTACTTCGACGAATTCTTCTGGGTCTACGGCTTCGACACCCTGAAGAAAGTCGCCAGCGGCATGGCGATGCAGAAGCGGTATCGGAAGACCTACTTCTCGACGCCGTCGTCGGTCACGCACGAGGCCTATAAGTTCTGGACCGGCGAGGAATGGAACAAGCGGCGCACAAAGGACAAGCGCCGGGAGTTCGACGTCAGCTGGGCGGCGCTGAACGAAGACGGCCTGATGGGCGCCGACAAGATCTGGCGCCACATGGTGACGATCGAGGACGCCGAGCGCCTGGGCTGCGACCTGTTCGACCTGGACGAGCTGCGCGACGAGTATTCGGTCCCCGAGTTCGACAACCTGCTGATGTGCGGCTTCGTGGACGACACCCTGTCGGTGTTCCCCATGGCCGTGCTGACGCCGTGCATGGTGGATCCGCGCGATAGTTGGCCCGACGTCGACAAGGCGCGGATCATCCTGGGCATGGGGCGGCCCTACGCGGGCGAAGTCTGGCTGTCCTATGACCCGAACGGCGACAGTGAGAACGGCGATGCGGCCGCCCTGATCGTCCTGGCGCCGCCGTCGACGCCGGGCGGGAAATTTCGCGTCATCGAGCGCAGGCAGTTCAAGGGCAGCCGGTTCGATGAACAGGCCGAGGTCATCCGGAAATACACCAAGCGCTATCGCGTCACGAAGATCGACATCGACCGGACGGGCATCGGCGACGCCGTGTTCCAGCTGGTGCAGACCTTCTTCCCGACCGTGACGGGGCACAACTACGACGCCTTCCTGAAGACGCAGATGGTCTACAAGGCCCTGGACGTCATCATGAAGAACCGGCTGGAGTTCGACGCCGACTTCAAGGACCTGGCGCTGGCGATGACGATGATCCGCCGGACGCTGACCGCGTCGGGGCGCAAGGTCACCTATGAGGCCGGCCGGACCAAGACGAGCGGCCACGCCGATCTGGCCTGGGCGCTGCTGCAATGCCTGTTCAACGAACCGATCGAAGCCGCCATCGGGGCGGACGGCGGATCATCCACCGTGGAGATTTTCGGCGATGACGACTGAGACCCTGCCTGCGGCCGCATCGGCCGGACCCGTTGAGGGCGTGGTCGAGAGCGGCCCCACGGCCTTTGCCCTGGGGGACGCTGAGCCGGTGTTGAACCGTAGAGAGCTGCTGGACAGCCTGGACTGCTGGCAGGTCGCGGGTGTGAATGGGAGGCGTTATTACCAGCCGCCGTTGCCGTTGGACGTGCTGTCCAAGGCGGGCAACGTCACATCCCACCATTCCTCGGCCTTTCGGGTGAAGGTGAACCAGCTGCTGCGCGACTTCATTCCGCATCCGATGCTTGATCGGACGACGTTCGAGGGTTTGGCGCTGGATCAGCTGGTGCTGGCCAATTTCTACGTCGAGCGGATCGACAATCTTCGGGGCCAGCCCATGAAGCTGAAGCGCAGCCTGGCGCGTTACACGCGCCGCGGGGTGGAGGAGGGTGAGTTCGCCTTCCTGCACGGCTTCATGAAGGAACACTGGTTCAAGGCTGGCGCTGTCTTTCACGGGATGCAGCCCTGGCTCGACCAGGAAATCTATGGCGTGCCGGAATATCTGAGCGCGCTGCAGTCGGCGTTCCTGAACGAAGGCGCCACTCTGTTCAGGCGCCGCTACTACATCAACGGGGCCCATGCCGGTTTCATCATGTATGTGGGCGAGGGCGGTCTGACCCAGGAGGACGCGAAGACCCTGCGGGAGGCGATGAAGAATACGAAGGGCGTCGGCAATTTCCGATCAATGTTCGTTCACCTGCCGAACGGCAAGAAGGACAGCCTGCAGCTGCTGCACCCCGGCGAGGCGGCCGCCAAGGATGAGTTCGTTGGCATCAAGAACACTACGCGGGACGACGTGCTGGCGGCGCATCGCGTGCCGCCGCAACTTCTGGGCGTGGTGCCCGCGAACGCGGGCGGGTTCGGCGATGTCGAGAAGGCGGATGAAGTCTTCTATCGCAACGAGATCCAGCCGCTGCAGCAACGGTTCCTGGCGATCAATGACTGGCTCGGGATTGAGGTGGTGAGGTTCAGGGAGCGCAACGGGCTTATGGCAGCGGCGTAGCGCAATCGCATTCCTCAGCATGATCTAGGATTTTGGGATCTAGGTGACGATTCTGGTTCAGGTGTTTGAGCGCTGAAACTCGTGACCACGGCTTGCTCTGAGTAGCTGAAGGCCATGCGCGTGAAGCATTAGCTAAATTCACCGAGCGAGCAAAAAGCTCTGCCGTTCTGACCATCTCATACGGAGCGGTCATGACGCCTTCTATGTGACTAGGGTTGGCCAGCTGGGCTCTGCGTTGTTCCCAACGCATGGAAATCCCGTGTGTTAGTCGGAGAACTTCGGCGTATTGCTGTGCTTCGTCGTCATGGCCAGCATGCTCAATCATAGTCCGGATTTCGTGCAGCAGATTGGGGGCTAGCTCAGGAAAAGCGACCTCGATACGAGACGGTTTAAGGAGGGCGTTATTACGAAGCGCCGCTTCATGGTCTCGAGCATAATCGTGTAGCTTTGAGCGCGAGGAATAAGCCAGTATGGCGTATTCAGATACTTGATGCATGGTCGCTGACATCATTGCCATCCAACCCCGACGCATGCGGCCATATCGATCTTTTTCTAAATCCTGCATCTGACGCATCTGCTTCGCGACGTAAAAAGCCGCAATAGCTGCAGCCGTCAGAGCCGCAGCGGCTCCGAGCAGGCCCTGCCATTCCCTAATCACCGCAACGCCCGGAAAATCCCCTGGACGAACGATTTCCATGACGACGATCGCCAGGATCACCAAAACAGGAACGACCAGGCCGATGACAGCGGTAATGTCTCGTTTCTTCATGTCGGTTTGTCCTGGCCGCACCGCACATAATGCAGGGGTGGCGGCGGGGTGATCGAAATGATCGAGGGGTGACGCTTACCGCTATTGCAGCGGGGGCCGGGTGTTACAGCACCCGAGCCGCCGAGAGAGACCTCAGCACGTCAGGGGGTGCACGCCCCATTCGCCCCGCCACCGGCCAGACCGGCGGGCGCTACTTGTTGTTGAGTCGCCTATGTTCGCAACTTCCCTTACCCCCGTCAGCCCGGTTCGCCCCGTCGCTCCCTGGATCGGGGGGAAACGTAATCTGGCGCGTAAGCTATGCGCCATGATCGAGGCCACGCCTCATGACCTGTACGCCGAGGCGTTCGTCGGGATGGGCGGGGTCTTTTTCCGCCGTCGCAGCCGACCGAAGTGCGAGATCATCAACGACTGGTCGGGCGAGGTGGCCAACCTGTTCCGCTGCATGCGGGCGCATCCGGCGGCGCTGACGGAATTGACGGCGTGGACCTTCAGCTGCCGGTCCGACTTCGAGCAGCTGCAGCGCGTGGACCCTTCGACGCTGACGGATTTGCAGCGCGCCGCGCGGTTCATCCAGCTGCAGAAGCTGGCGTTCGGCGGGAAGGTGAGAGGGCAGAGTTTCGGCGTTCGGAAAAATGGTCCGGCGCTGTGGCGGTCGGGGCAGGTGACCGAGGACCTGCTGGCGGCCGCTGCCCGCCTGGAGGCCGTGACGATCGAGAACCTCGACTGGTCGGTCTTCCTTGCGCGTTACGATCGCCCTGGAGCGCTGTTCTATCTCGACCCGCCCTATTTCGGGTGCGAGGGCGACTATGGCGACGGCTTCGGCCGGGAGCAGTTCACGGCGATGGCCGACCAGCTGGCCGCCATGAAGGGGCGGTTCATCCTTTCCCTGAACGATCGGCCCGAGGTGCGCGAGATCTTCGCCGCTTTCGACATCGAGGGCGTCGGCACGCATTACGGCCTGGCCGGCCGAGGTGCTGCGGCCGCGCGCGAGGTGATCATCACCGGGGGCGGCTGACGCTTCTCCACAGTCCCGCGCAGGGTGTGGAACAAATGTAGAACAAACAGCTTGAGCCGTGACGGCCCGGCGCCCTAGAGCGGCGTCGGGTCGGTCAGCTGGTCTGGAGCTGCACCATGCAAACGAACGAAGGGCGGCAGGCGCCGCCGAAGACTAAGCCGACGCGCGAGGATAGGGCGCTCGGCACATTGATGGCCATCTGGCAGCACGGCGAAGCCGCGCGCGCAGATCCGGTGCTGCTGAACATGCAGGCCAGGGTCGCGGCCGAACTGGCGCGGATCTCGCCCGAGGCGGCGGCCAAGGGCAGGGCGCTGTTCGAACGGCTGGCGGGGCGAAGCTGAGATGGCGACTTCGCTGCCGCACTATCTGCGTCCGCCGGAGGAATGGACCGCCGCGACCGTGACTGCGCGCGACCTGGTCGTGTGGCGCGATATCGTCGTGTCTGCCTTCTGCGAAGGGTGCCGCGTGACGCGGGAGATGAACGTCTGGCGCATCGGCGCGCGCTTGGCGGACGATCATCTCGAGGAGCTGCGCTTTCGGTGCGCCACGTGCGGCGTGTATCCGAGCGCGATCGAGATCTCGCGACGCGACGGCATGGCCGGCCAGAAGCTCCTGATGGTGCCGCTGAGACCTCGAGCCTGGGATGAGGGTCACCGCGAGGATCAGGCCAGGGCGCTCCAGCGGGCGGAAGCGCGCTACAAGGCCAACCTAGAGCGGGAACAAAAGGCGTGGGTTCGGGCTGAGTCCGCGACCCGCAGGGAGTAGGTCAGGGTGTGCAACAACTATCGCCTCCACGTGCCGGCGAACCAACTGGCGGCGCCGTTCGCAGCGCTCGGCCGACCGCTGACCATGCCGCTGAGCCGGCCGAACCTTGAGCCCGGCGATTACCGTATAGGCGATCGAGCGCCGATCGTGGTGGCGGGCGAAGACGGGCCGCAGCTGGAGATGACGCCCTGGGCGTGGAAGGCGCCGACGGGGCGGCCGGTCTTCAACTTCCGATCTGACGGCCGATCTTTCGCGGGCTCGACGCGCTGCCTGATCCCGGCCGACGGCTTCTATGAGTTCACGGAGCCGAAGGTCCAGGGCAAGAAGACGAAGTGGCTGTTCACCATGGCAGGCCAGCCGTGGTTCTGGATCCTGGGCATCGTCAAGGATGGCGCCTTCGCCATGCTGACGACCGAGCCCGGCCCCGACGTCGCGCCCTATCATGACCGTCAAATCGTCCTGCTGCCGCCGGACGCTGGCGTTCACTGGCTGGACCTGTCGGCCGCCCAGGACATGCTGATCGCCCCATGCCCCGCCGGCGCCCTGGACGTGCGCCGGGTCTGGCCGCAG